CCATTAGATGTTGTACCCTTTATTGCGCAGCTCGGAGACATACCGCTTTAGCTCCTGTTGTGCTGCATAGATTTCATTTGCAATGCTTGGTCTTGCGTCTGTGCGGTAACGCTCATCTTGCAATCGATCGACCTGTTGACGCAAGTATTTTAAGATGTGTTGTTCGGCTGGCTTTAGCTCTGTCATTTACTGCTCCTATAAAAAAGGCCAGCCCGAAGGCTGACCAAGTTGCTGAGAGGCATGAGGCAATATGCTGCGATGAACAGGCAGTGTGTAACCTCCCAGAGAGAACGTTCTTAGATTAAAATGGAATGTCATCCTTAGGCAAGGAATCATTTCGATTTTGTGGCTCACTGACTACGAAAGATAGATATGGTTTATTGTCTTTCATTCTGCGCCATGCAGCAATCCGACGATCTGTTGTCGGTGGTGTGTATGGCATCTGTTTGTCATCAGTTTTGTAGAGCGAACCTGTGTAGTTAGGTGCTGACTCCTTGGTGTTGTCATTAGGGAACATGGCTCCTACTTTTTCGTAGACCTCCATGATTTCTTTGCCATCTCTGGTTTCACGGCGAACGACAACATACTTACCATCACGTCCTTCGACATTGATCTTGCCTTGAAGAATCATTTGCATGTCATCGAATGGTGGGAATGCTGCACCGTTGTTGCTTGGATCGTAATCTGCCATAGCTTCTGGCTCCTTTACCAATTAGTGTTGTTACGTTTAGTTGCTGGTGCTGGAGACTGCGCTCGAGACTTGGGGGTCTCGCTTGCCCCATCACCTTCGGGTAGGTCTTCACCAACGTAGATGTAGAATCCTAGTCCTAGGTACGCCATAGCCTTTGTAAGCCCACGCTGTAATGCTTTGTTCACATCGAACGCATTGGGGTTAGCTATAGCTTTGTTCTTGAAGTCTAGCACAGGGAATACTTCTGTCGCTGTGGCTAGTTCATCCTCAGTCTGGATAGACACAGAGACAATGACGTATGCATTACCATTGCGATCCATAAAGACTGGTGTGCCATCGTTGTCTAAGTGTTTGTTGAATGTCGCTTGCGGGTAGATGTTTTTAATCTCACGCCATGCATGCGCCCATGATAGATATGTGAATCCGTTCTTGGATTCTGTGTAAGCTGATACATCGATCTTGCTTAGTGTTTCCCATACTGACATGATGTTCTCCTATCTTTTGGTTATGCGTAGTGATCCACGCTTGTCACGTTTGATGGTTAGGTGGTCGCAATAAACTTCTCGTTCGTTATCACTGACCATTTGCTTGAGGCTTTTCTTTGCGTTCTCGAACGTGCGGTTATGCTCGTATCCATTGATGTATGTGATGGCTGCGTCCATGAACTCGTTGTCTCTGCTGGCATCACGCACGACCATTTCGTCCAGCGGGATTGACTCAGTTGAGAGTATCGGTGTGTCCACACCAATCGGCTCTTCATCGCGAACAACGTAGCCCCAGAAGTCTGACACCACTGCCCACATAGAATTGAAATACTCTTCATCTCTTGCGACATGCACACTATCCCATTCACTGTTACCAAAGATCACACTTAGATAAGCACCATCAGCATCAGCGATGTGCATATACGTTTGCAGTTGGGGCATGTAGTAGTCAGCCACCTTGCTCATAGTGTTGTAAGAATTAGTGTGCTTGCACTCTACAATGCACCGATCAACGAGACCATCAACAGTCCCCACAACAGGCACTCTTCCAACATCTGCTTTGAACTCCGTTTGTTGTCCACGCACTGTAACATTGCGTTCAGTTTCAAACCAAGACAAGTTAAAGTCTTCTGTGTGTATGCCCATTTGAACTGCGAGATTGCGTGATAAATCTTCTGACTCTGCGCGACCAGTTTTGATCTGCCATAACTGAAGCCAGTTACCTTGCATGATCTGGGTGCAGTCGCTCCCACCTATGAAACCTTTGCGGTTCATACTGTTCTCCTTTATTTATAATGACTAAGCTACTGCATGTGTGCAGTAATATCAAGCATTTCTTTTATGAGCGTTTGCCATTGCAGCCTCATGCTTGGCGTAAAGCTCTGCTTTGATATCCTCATATGGATTGAAGCGAACACGATTGCCATCTTTGTCTTCGCTATCAACCCAATAGTCACGATGCTTTGCATGTTCAGCAAGCAATGCTTGGCGATGAGGTTCCAATTCGGATTCCGAAATGTATCCCATAACAATCATGCCAGCAGCTTGTCTCCCAAACAACCAGTGATCTGCAACCAGTTCGCCAGCACGAATGCGTTCAGCATTGATACGAAAGCTATCAGGCTGCCATGACTTGGTGCGCTCGAGGTCTTGCTTGTATATCTCGTGCGATCCACGCGAAACACTTGCTGCCCACACATCATCTTTAACGTAACGACCTACTGCCTTTGGTTCGTTTTTCATTATGCCCTCTTCATTTCTTTGATCTTAAAGAATCCATCATACGATGGGTGATCTTGCATAAACTTGCGAGCATACAATGCAATGTAATCGTTGCTGATTTTATATTCTTCAACAGAATAGGTTTCGATTGAAGTCTCCCATCGAATCCTGTTTGCAATCATCCATGCTGACAATCGCTTGTGACCTCTGCGTATTGCCATGAATGTAAACTTTTTAAACAGTTCATAGACCTGTGGATTGTCTCGATGATACTGATTAAATCTCTCCGTCAGTGTCGGCATAGCTGTTCTCCAATAGCTGCTGAAATTGTTCGCCAGTCATTATGACTAGAGTTTGCGGAGTTCCCCTCCGTCTTTTATAGAATGCAATGTCTCGGTTCTCGAGAACACTGAAAGGACTAGGGAAGTTAGACTTGTCCCTATACTTTACTTCTCCCACCAGTTTTTGTTCACCGATGTAGAGGTGGATGTCTCCTGAATACTCTCCCCCCAAGCTGCCGCTGAGGGGGACGCGCTTCGCTTTGATCTTCGCTTTGATTTGGTTGAGCCAATCGACAAACCACTTTTCGTGGTAAGTTCCTTTTGACTTGTTACGATTTGCCATCGATCCTCCTCATAACAATGAAGACAAACGAACCAATGCTTGCTCATTGTTTTCCTGTGGTCGTTGCGCAGGATGGCAACAAACCACTCCGTTTGCATATCGCAAGCAATACAGTGAATGTATTGCCTACCTTTTTTTGACTTCGATGTCATAGTCTAAGGCATCCAGCCAACACATCAGCATGAATCCTGATGGTATTCTTTTGTGTGTCTCCCATTTGTGGATGAGAGATGTTGTGCATCCCATTTTATGAGCGAGAGCTTCTTGGCTTAAACTCCGCTCTGATCGTGCGAGGATTAACTCTTTTACCAGCTTCTCGTAATCTCTTGGTATGCTCACGGGCCTGTTGTAATAGGTATAGTTCTTCAATGGCATGCACCACCTTCAAGGCTGTTTCATACCGTATCTCAGTCGCTCCGTTGATTGTTCTGTAATAGGTAGACGTAGGTATGTCTGCCTTCTTGAAGGCTGAAAGCAAAGAGATGTCATGCTTCTCTGCATTCAGCTTGAGTATTTGTAGATACGATTTCATGGCTGCGAATATGCAGCTAGAAATCTATCTCGTCAACCTCTGTTTCTCCAGAACCATGACACGCCCAGCATGGACGAGTGTATTCTTCCATAGCTGGCGGGGTATCGCGTGATACCCACGGCTCGGGTCGAGTGTAGTACATTACGCCATCGCCCAGGCATTCTGGGCAAGCCACAATCTCAGTAGGGTATTTCGTCATTGATTGCTGCAAGGTGCTTATCCTCCCATGCTTTGATTGCACGTTTCAAAAACTTTTCTCGATCAAAACGTGGATTGGTTTCTTCAAGTGCATCCGCAACAGTGATGTGCGCTTGCGGTGATAACAGCGGACCAACGTGATCCGCTATTAGAATGAAATCTTTTCGTGTCATGTTCTCTCCTAGATTATTAGGTTTGCTTTTTCTGTAGTCCAACCATCCATTATATATTCATGCTTGGTGATACGCGCGTTGCGCAAAGGCTCAAAACTTTTGAACTTGTTCCAAGACAGTAGGATCAAGCGCGACTTGATGACTGTTGTCATCTTCTTTAACTTGTGTGCATCTCTTGTAAGCATTTCTCTTACATAATGGATTGGGTCATACTCATAATTCTTCTGACCATCTTTCCAAGATTCTATGAATTGATCTGCTTGCTGATCGTATCCTGTTTGCTTTGCAACGTAATGAATAGCACCTAAGAGGGGATCACATTTTGTGTATGTGTTCCTTGCATATGCAACGCTATCAACAATGTCAGGATTGGCATCAAGCACAGCATCCATTTGTGATGGACTGAAACCACAATTCTTAGGATTATTAAATGCAATCAATGCAACATGAACAACTGTTGCGGCAAGAGCTGAGGCATTAGCATAGCCACGCATCTTTAATCGATCAGAGTATGATCGCGATCTACCACTGTCGATAGTAGCAACAACACTCTCATCTAAATCTTTAACTAAGACAGTCCAGAATGGAGTGTTAGCTTTAACGCAAGCAGTTAAGCGTTGCTGACCATCAAGCAATACATTTGTATTTGATATACAAATTGTATGACCATTGTAATCAAAGTCATTGTTTGCCATGTCTCTTGCATATTGAGAAACCTTGGCTTGGTTGATGCGTCTGTTGTTGGTGTTAATTTCCAGAAGTTCTTTTGCATGCTCTGGTGTTACAAGAGTAAGCTCATGACTTATGTTTGGTTTTCTGGGGATCATTTGTGTTCTCCTTGTTTTAGGGACTGTAGAATGCTGCATTATTGCAGCACTCCAAAGGATTATTTTTGTGACGTTGCGTCACATTTCTTCATACTCTGCTTTGATTGAGTATCGACCTGCGTCATGCATGTCATTGTATGACTGACAGATTTCTTGTGCTTCCTCTTCAGACTCAAGAAAGCGTTCTATGTATTTCTTTTCACCAGCGTGTGGCTCCAAGCCGTTAGGCCAGCTTGGATTGTCACGCCACCATGAGCGAACGAATACGCTATTG